CACTAGAAGGAGAGACTACTTCCTATAGAGGTTACTATTTTGAAGTTTCTAACAGCCGGTCATACACCGGCCGTCGGCCTGGAGACGGAGCAAACAACCTCCTTGTTCCTTTTATAGGTGAACCGCAAACCCCCAGCCTTCAAGTAAATAAGACCACCTACGATAGGATTAGGAATAATGCTGAAGCATTTGCTCTTAAGAGAACCTTGCCTGTGCCCATCTACTACCCGGTCCCTACCCGGCAAGATTATCAGAACTCTAAATTTATAAGGTATTTAGCTAAAGAAAAACTTACAGGAAAAGTTTGTGAGATTACTTTAGATACCTATATTGCATTAAATAATAATGACACCCGGTACTACTACCCAGGCTACATTACCACCAAGCTCTTCTGGACTATAATTGGACCTTTAGAAGATACTTTAGTTGATGGAGTTGTTTTATTCGGTGCTGCTTCGATAAATGCTAAATCCAGGGAAATAGCTGATAAAGAGGTCCCCGGTGCTAGAAAATTTTTAAGCAACCTAGCGCAGTTTGTAATATGAAAGTTCTTTCGTATATTAGAGAAGGTTATGCAAACGGGTTATGTTTTATATCGTCGAGAGTCAAGAGCAGCTTAGTCACCTTTCGGCCCTGGGCCGGTCCGGGGGCTATGTCGAGGTTATTGCAGGGAATGACTATTACCATAGTATACTTGGTAGCAGCGTGGCTGTGTATGTACGGCCTCTGGGTGACCACCCAGGCTACATTATTCCAATAAACCACTCCGAAGGGCTCAACGTCTCAAAGACCGACGTACAGAAGGTCTTAGACCAGTACACTACCCTTTTTACTTACAGCAAAAAAAGCTTCTTATATCATTTCTCTCACGGTAACTGCAATGATATAAACCTGATGTACTCTATGGCAGAGTACGAGAGCCTAGAGCTACCCAACCCTCCTCAGGTCATAAGCTGGTACTACAATCATCACAGGGATAAACCCGACCTAAACTCTATCATTCCTATCTCAAAACTCTTTGAGAGATGTGAGAGGAACTATAGGTCTCTAGAGGAAGTCATTTCAGAGTATAGTTATATACTGGAGCTACCGGCCTGGGATTTCTATAACCGGTTAACTACCGGAGTTTTTTATTTAGCTGAACAATCTGGAATTAGAATTATTTATGACAAATTTATTGAAAAGTTTACTCCTGCTAATCCAAAATTTAGCATTGCAGATAACATTTGCTTTACTAGTTATAATCTTTATAATCCCACTAGCCGTCCTACTTCTGCCTTTAATAGTGTTAACTTCGCCGCGATCCCCAAAAAAGACGAATACCGAAAGTGCTTTATCCCGCGTAGTGGACGATTTGTAGAGTTTGATTTCGACGGATACCACATCCGGCTTATCGCCGACCAGCTAGGGTATGAGTTTACTTCCGAGAGCGTGCACCTGCAGCTAGGCAGGCTATACTTCAATAAGCAGGAACTTACCCCGGAGGAGTATCAGCAATCCAAGACCAATACCTTCCAGATCATGTACGGAGGGGTGCCGGACAAATGGCGGCATATAGAATTCTTTGATAGGGTATCCATCTACACTACCCAGCTCTGGAAAGAGTTTCTTGAGAACGGAGTCGTGTATGCTCCTATCTCCAACAAGCCCTTCTACAGTACCCTAAAGGATATGAATCCTCAGAAACTTTTCAACTATGTCATCCAGAGTTTGGAAACTAGCCGGAACGTTCTTATATTAAAAGAGGTGCTAAAGTACCTCCAAGCCAAAAAAACAAAGGTTACGTTATATACTTATGATGCTATCTTGTTTGACTTCTTCCTCGAGGATGGTAAAGAGACGTTAGAGAATCTAAAGAAAATCCTAGAACAGGGGGGAAAATACCCTGTTAAGTTTAAGTTTGGCAATAATCTAGTTTTAGACTAGTAAATTATATTTATAATGGAAGTTGAATTCCCACCTATATCCGGTTATGACTTCGTCAGTGAAACCTTAACCTGGAATGACGACATGAGTAATAAATTGTTCTGTACCTTTACCACAGAAGAACATCTTGAAGAACTAGTCTCTACGATCAGTAAGAGGTATACTATTCTATATAGCAAGATTTTTGTACTCCATGCAAAAAGCAACGATGAGTTTATTTGTACTTATAACGTTGACTTTAACAACGTTGCTAACTTTTTAGATAACACGATTTTGGTTCATCGGAAAAAAGAATCTAACACCCTTTACACTATCAACGCCCTTAACACGCTCATCAAAGAGCTGAATGACGGGTACCTTGATCCCAACTACAGAGTAGATTGGAACGACTACCGCAACTGCATCTTGCTTACCCGCGGTAATGAACTAAAACGAATCAACACCAGGCTCCACAAAATAGTTGAGCTCTGAGTTGGATCGTAAAGGTTTTTTTCTTAAATTAGTTATATAACAGTTATTAATCAGTTTTTATTATTATGGATTTATCCCTCATTAAACAAAAGATGTCCGCCATGCAGAGTGGTGGTCGTCAAGAACGCGAAAAAGTAGACTACGAAAAGATCTTCTGGAAGCCGGCTTTCGGCAAGCACCAGATCCGAATCGTACCGGCTTTTGACAATCCAGCTTATCCTTTCAAGGAGCTGTATTTCCACTACGGTATTGGAAAGTACCCAATGATTGCTCTTACCAATTTCGGTGAGCAAGACCCAATCGTTAACTTCGTAAACGAACTTCGTAAGACTTCCGACAAAGACAACTGGTCGCTGTCAGGAAAGATCTCTCCTAAGATGCGAGTTTTCGCACCAGTAGTAGTACGGGGTGAAGAAGATAAAGGAGTTCGTCTATGGAGCTTTGGTAAGGAGGTCTACAAGACTCTCCTACAGCTTGCAGAAGACGAGGAGATCGGAGACTACACCGACGTTGTCAACGGATGGGATATGACTCTAGAGCTTACCCAAGGTAACCCTTACCCTTCGACATCAGTACGTATTCGTCCTAAGCAGACTCCTCTTTCTGATGATAACTCAAAAGTAGAGTCATGGATTAAAAATCAGCCCGTAGCTGTTGATTCATTCTCTAAGTACGATTTCAACTTTATTAAAAAGCAGCTGGAAAACTACTTATCAGGCGGGGAAGAGACTGCTGAAGAATCAGCACCGGCTCCTATCCAATCAGCTCCTGCTGCCGTCCAGGCACCTAAGCAGTCGTTTACTCTTGAGAGTGTAGTCGCAGAGAAGAAAGACGCAGTAAGTCAGTTCGACGATCTGTTCAAGGATACTGACGACCTACCTTTCTAAGGATGGCTAAAAAAGGCATTTCTGAAGTCGCTCAAGCAGCGATCAAGAATAACTTCGACCTCGGGAAGTTTAAGAAGAACAAGGGCCTGGCATCTGCTAGCGTTAAGTTCAAAGAGCAGAAATGGATTCCTCTATCTAAAGCTTTCCAGGATATCACTTCGATTCCTGGCATCCCTCAAGGTCACATCACGCTTTTGCGAGGTCATAGTGATACCGGAAAGACTACCGCTTTGCTAGAAGCTGCAGTAGCAGCCCAGAAGATGGGAGTACTTCCGGTATTCATTATCACGGAGATGAAGTGGAGCTGGGAGCATGCCCGGGAGATGGGTCTGCAGTTCCAAGAGGTTGCTGATAAGGACACCGGAGAGATCACTGACTTCGAAGGTTTCTTCCTTTACGTAGACCGAGGCAACATCAATACTATCGAAGACGTATCAACGTTTATTCTCGATCTAATTGATGAGCAGAAGAAAGGCGACCTGCCCCACAACCTTTTGTTCCTATGGGATTCAATCGGTTCAGTGCCATGTGAGCTATCAGTTCGCTCTAACAAGAACAACAACGAGTGGAATGCCGGTGCTATGAGCACCCAGTTCGGTAATAACGTCAACCAGAAAATCCTCCTATCTAGGAAGGAAGGTCAGCCTTACACCAACACTCTAGTTGCTATCAACAAGGTCTGGACTATGAAACCCGGCATGCCGATGGAACAGCCCAAGCTTCAGAACAAAGGCGGTATGGCGATGTGGTATGATGCTACTCTGGTGATTACCTTTGGTAACATCACCAACTCCGGCACCAGCAAGATCAAAGCTATCAAAGGAGGTAAGCAGGTAGAATTTGCCAAGCGTACCAAGATCCAGGTAGACAAGAACCACATCAACGGGATTACTACCCGAGGTGCGATCGTCATGACTACTCACGGCTTCCTGGAAGACGAAAAGAAAGCAATCGATAACTATAAAAAGCAACATTCCGATTACTGGCTCACGACCCTCGGTTCAACCGACTTTGTGCTGGTGGAGGAAGGTAGTATGGAAGAGGACATCCGAGACATCGGAATTGAGTTCGACCTTAACATGGAAGTATAATGGGTAAGTACGACGATATGCTGGCTAAGATCCAGGTATCGGAACCCAGAAGACTTAACGATAACATCCTAGTTATCGACGCGATGAATACCTTTATAAGGAATTTCACGATGATTAATCTTATGAATCCGCAAGGCTCCCACGTCGGGGGTCTTGTTGGGTTCCTTAAGAGCTTAGGATTCCTAGTACGGACTTTTGATCCTACCCGGATTATAATCGTCTTTGACGGACCCGGCTCTACCGCCGCCCGGAAGCTAGTCAACTCAGACTACAAGGCTAACCGGAACCTTAGCCGGATCACCAACTGGGAGATGTACGACAACAAGGATCAGGAGTACGCTTCTATGTCCGCACAGATCGAGAGACTGGTTGAATACCTGCATATGCTACCGGTAGACCTGCTTGCTATCAACAAGGTAGAGGCTGACGACGTGATTGCTTTCATAGCTAAGGAATTTAGCGAGAGTAAAGTCACGATCGTGTCTTCGGATAAGGACTTTATGCAGGTTGTCAACGATAACGTCCGGGTCCACTCCCCTATAAAGAAGAAAAACTACGGACCTGCAGAGGTGCTAGAGGAGCAGGGCGTTCTCCCAAGCAATTACTTGATTGTAAAATCATTGCTAGGAGATAATTCCGATAACCTACCAGGTGTTAAGGGGCTAGGAATAAAGGGTGTCCTCAAACATTTCCCGAACCTCGCCTCTATCCCTAACACCGACCTGGACTACGTTTACGAGGTGTGTGAGGAGGGTGTGCAGAAGACTAAGATCCTTGCAAAGATCCTAGAACGCAAGCACGTCGTAGATCAAAACTACGGACTGATGAATCTTATGGAGCCACAGTTGTCAGACACCCAGATTAGTATTATATTAGATGTCCTAGGATCGCCCTGCCAGCAGTTAAATGCAACAGCATTTATGTTAATGCTCCAGCAAGACAACATCCAACACGGAATTACGAA